CCAGACAGCCCCCCCCCCCCCCGCCCCGCCCCCCCGCCGCTACCGCGTCGCCGACGTGGACAACATCCGCATTGGCGAGACGGTCACGGTACAGGTCAACCCCTACGCCGCACCGAGCATCTGGGTTAGTCACCCTGACCGCTACGGCAAGATGCAGCGCTACGAGATTGCGCCGCTGGCGGTGGACGATTGGGGCTTTGCCGCCGATGCCGTGCCGGTCGATGGCCATTTCCAGCAGGCGCCGGACGACGTACTCACTACCAACCGCAAGGCGCTGGACGAAATGGCTTGGGGCACCCGCGATGCGCAGGAGGTGGACAAGTTGCGCAACAGCAAATCCGCCCCGGCTTTCGCCGGCACGCTCAACCCATTTCCGGGCGAGCCTGCGCCGAGCAAGATTCAGCACTTCCCGCGTAACGGGCGCCCGCGCGAAATCGCCGCGGCCGCGCCGCAACAATTGCCGGTCAATCCGCTGTTTGTGCCTGCGCCGGCGGCGCCGCGTGAGGAACGCGTCCTGCCGGTGATGGATTTCATTCGCTACTGCGCCACCGAAATGACCATCACCCCGGAGCTCAACAGCGAAATCCGCGCCACCTACCCGGATGGCTTGCCGGAGAGTGCCTTTGAGGACGCGCTGAAATGCCTGCTGCAACCGGCGCTGTTCGCGCGCGCCAAGGAGATTGCATGACCCTCGCCGACATCCTCACCGCGCACGGCATCAGCCAGGCGCAACTGGCGGCAGGCGTGCTACGTCCCGACGGCAAGCCCTACAGCGTTGCCGCCATCAACCGCCTCATTCGCCACCACGAATACCCGAAAACCGCCGACCCCGCCGCCCTGCGCGCCCAAATCGAAACCCGCCTTGCCGACCTTGGCGTTACCGCTACCGTCGCCTGGCCTGCCAGCCAACAACCTTGGGAGTACCCCGAAATGCAAGTCTTGACCCAACAGGCGCGTCAGCTATTCCGCCTGCCCAAATCCCCCTTTGTCGATGACGTCCAGACCCGCGATGACGTCTATCTTTCCGACGAACAGCGCTACATCCGGCAAAACATGCTCTTTGCCGCCAAACAGGCGGGCTTTGTCGCCATCATCGGCGAATCCGGCGCGGGCAAAACCACCCTCAAGCGCGACCTGATCGAGGGCATCAAACAAACCGGCGAGCCGATTATCGTCATCCAGCCGCAAAGCATCGACAAGGCGCGTCTGACCACGGCACATCTCTGCGACGCCATCATTGAGGACGTCAGCCAGGGCACTGCCACCCCACGCCGTTCGATGGAAGCCAAGGCACGGCAAATCCAGCGCCTGCTCACCGAGAGCAACCGCGCCGGCAACAAGCATTGCCTCATCATCGACGAGGCGCACGACCTGACCGTGCCGATGCTCAAATACCTCAAACGCTTTTGGGAGCTGGAGGACGGCATGCGCCGCCTGCTCGGCATCGTCCTCATCGGCCAGCCGGAGCTGAAACTCAAACTCTCCGAGCGCAACGCCGACCTGCGAGAAGTAGTACGCCGTTGCGAGCAAATCGAACTGCAACCGCTCAACGCCTTTGTCGCCGACTACCTCACCCACAAACTGCGCCGCCTTGACGTCGCTTTCGAGGACGTCTTTGCCGCCGATGCCGTAGGCGGTCTTGTTGCCCGCCTGACCCGCCCCTCTGCCGACGGCAAACAGGTGATGAGCCTGCTCTACCCGCTTATCGTCAACAACACCGTCACCGCCGCCCTGAACGAAGCGGCACGCCTAGGGCAAAACCGCATTACCGCCGACATCTTCAACGCAATTTAAGGAGACCAACATGGACATCATCACCGCCGAAACCCTGCTCTGGCGCGACTTTGACGAAGCCGTCGGCGACCGCCACTACAGAACCCTGTCTGCCCGCTGCCGCGAAGCAGACGAACTTGCCGCGCTGCTGAACCGTGTCCTTACGCAGCTCTCTGATATGCCCGGCGTGCTGCTGCAATGGCTGGTCGAGCGCAGCGAAGGCAAGACCATCCGCGAAATCACCTACGACCCTGCCAGCGGCGAAACCCGCATACGCCTGGACTATGGCGACAATGCGGGCGGCTTGCTGGTTTGCTCGCCATACGCCATCCATAGCGCGGCGTTGTGGCACGGACACACTCTCTCCGAGCGGCATAGCTCGTTTGATGATGACGACACCATCACCCGCTCCGGCTACGACCTGCAATACCTCTTTAACGACCACCTCGACTGGTTGCGCAACGAAGCGACCAGTACCCGGCAATACATCGCCACCCGCCGCGCCGCCGCCCGCACATCACTTTAACCCGCCCTTAAACCGGAGATAAACATGGCCAAAACCCGCCTTAAAGCCCAAACCCTCGCCGCGCCGCAAAGCCGCGAAGAAACCCAAAATTGGATCAAAGACCTTGGCGACGTCCAACGCGAACACACCCGTGCCGTTGCCGCGATGAATGACGAAATCGCCACCATCACCGAGCGCCACAAGACCGCCATCAACACCCTGGCCGACCGTGCCAAAGAGTTGCAAAGCGGCATCCAGAGCTGGTGTGAGGCAAACCGCGCCGAACTGACCGCCAAAGGCAAAACCGCCAACCTCATCACCGGTGAGGTGAGCTGGCGCCTGCGCCCGCCGTCCATCCGCATCCGCTCGCAGGAGGCCGTGCTGGAAGCGCTGCGCACCCTTGGCCTGACTCGCTTCGTCCGCGTCAAGGAAGAAGTGAACAAGGACGCGATGCTCGCCGAGATGGACATCGCCGCCACCGTGTCCGGCGTCACCGTGGTCAGGGGCGTCGAAGACTTTGTGATTACGCCGCATGAAGTCGAAGGAGTACAACCATGAAAACCCTGATTGACTGGTTCATCGGCCAACTGCGCCGCCGCGACCGCCTGAGCTACCACCTGCGCGACGCCGACGGCACCATCGAAATCCGCCAGGGCTGGCACACCGTGCGCCTGAGCCACAGCGACTACCTGCTGCTGCAACAACTCAAGGGGTGGCAACAATGAAAATGCTGAAAATGGCCGAGCGTTATGCCGCACGGGTTTGCTACCTCTGCGTCGCCATCGGGACGCTGGTCGTCATCAAAGGCGCCATCAGCGCCGAACCCGGCATGGCCGTCTATGGCGCTTTCCTCACCCTGGTTGGTTTTAGCGGTCGCGCCCTGCTGTTTACGATGGACATCTACGACCACCTGCGCGGCATTCCCCTGCCCGCCGAACGCGAGCTGGTACAGGCCGTCGCCAGCCTGCGCGCCAGCGAGGCGTCGGGGCTAAACCCGCTCGACCGCCACTACCGCCGTGCCGCCGCCGAACAGGAAATCATCGCCGCCGCCGAGGAACTCATCAAAGAACGGGGTTGGTCATGAGCCTTGTCACCCGCATCACCCCGCAAGAAAACGCCGACCATTTCTTTGCCTGCCAGGGCGTGCTCGAAAGCGGACTGCGCAAAAACGGTGCCAGCGAGGCACAAATCCGCGACATCGTGGACAGGCTTGGTACCGTTGAAATCACCCGCGTGGTCAATCCGCTGACACAAGAAGAGCGCCCGCAAAAAATACGGCTGGAGCTGGAAGGTCATGGCCAACTGCGCGCCATCACCTTCACCCTGGACGATAACGGCAAATGCATCAATACCCGCATTGAGAAGGAACCAACCATGAAAACCATCACAAAAGACGACCCCGAATTTGACGACCTGTTCGCTGCTGTTATCAGCATCATGCAGGACAACGGCGCAAAAATTGACAACATCGAAGCGCTCAAGCGAGACGTTGATTCCATCATTTACATGGAGGGACAAATAAACCTCAAACTCTGCAACGCACCCAAAGTGGAAGGCCCAAGGATTCTCGGCGCATGAAAACCCGTTGCCCCAACTGCGGCGCCACCCTCAGCCTTGACGCCCTCATCGCCCATGACGACGCCCGCGCCGTGCTGCGCCTCCTGGTACAACTGGGCGGCGACCTGGCCGCCCTGACCCTGCGCTACCTCGGCCTCTTTCGCCCGGCGCAAACCGAACTCACCTTTGCCCGCGTCGCCAAACTGCTCGGCGAGCTGTTGCCGGACATCCAGGCGCAGCGCATCGAGCGCAAGGGCGTGGTGTACGACGCGCCGCCCGCCGCATGGCTGTGGGCGCTGCAAGAAGTCATCGCCAGCCGCGACAGCGGCAAACTCACCCTGCCGCTGAAATCGCACGGCTATTTGTACGAAGTCATCAGCAACTACCGCCCCGCCGCCGTCAGTGTGGTGACACCTGCCGCCCCGGCGGACGCCGCCCCCGCTACCAACAGCAAAACCGGCGCGGCGGTGAGCGCGTTGGCGGGGATGCTGCGCAAATGATATGCCCGACGAAATCCACAACGCCATTGTCATCGGCCTCATCAAGCTCGTCACCCTGCGCCTGCGCGGCGCACCACCCGCCGAAGCAGTCACCACCGTCGCCGAAGTATGGCTGGAGACGCTGGCGCGGCGGGACTGGCAGAGCGCAGACGTCGCCCGCATCGAATGCGCCTTCCGCCGCCTCTGCGCCGAAATGACCGACTGGCCCGCGCCGCGCCACTTCCTTGACCGCCTGCCGCCGCGTCCCGCCCTGCCGCCACCCGACACCATCCACGACCCGATGGAAGCCGCCAAAAACGCCGCCCTCTTCGACCAAATCGCCCAAATGCTGAAAATGGAGAACACCCATGAACACCGAACAGAAACAGAACAAACTCGCGGCCAAGACCGTCGGCAGCCTAATCGTCACCTTGGTTGACATCTCGATGGCACTAAATAACGACGACCGCTCGCACGCCATTGACAACCTGCGACACGCACGCACCCTGCTTGCCGCCACCCTCGAAACCCTCGGAGCCTGACCATGTACCCCGGCAACCAGAAAGCCCGCATCCACATTGGCCAAAAAGCGCTGGGCATGGATGACGACACCTACCGCGCCTTTTTGCAGCGCCTCACCGGCAAAAGCAGCAGCAAGGCCATGACCATTGGCGAGCGCGCCCGCGTACTGGCAGAAATGACCCGCCTCGGCGCCTTCAGGGACGCGCGCCGCCCGCTCACCCGCCAGCAGCGCGCCTGCCTCGGCAAATGGTATGAACTGCGCAAACGTGGCATCGTCCACAGCAAGGACAAAAGCAGCTTCAACCGCTATATCAAACGCTATTTCGGCAAAAACAACCTCGCCGACCTCAGCGACGGCGAAACCAACAAACTCTACAACATGCTTGAAGGCTGGCTGCAAGGCGCCACGGAGACCGCATGAGCGAATTTCAGTGGGGGGTACAAATCCCCGAACCGGACATCAACGAAAGCGGCGAATTTTTCGCCGCTCTGGCCGACCACACCTGCAGCGCGCTTGTCGCCGCAGGCATCCCCGCCGAGACCGCCGCCGAGGCGGTCAATCGCGTGCTGGTACACCTCGCCGAGACCTTTTCCGGCGAAAAATTCTACGTGACCAAACGCCCCGCAATCTTCGCGCGCTGGATGATGGCCTACCAAGACCTGAAACGGATGCCGTCGCGCGACGTTGACCGCAAATACGGCTGGGCAGACGGCTACAGCCTGCGCGTCAAAGACAAAGTGGATGCGCTCATCCAGCGCCGCACCCAGCTGCGGCTACCGCTCGACGGCAAAAAATAAGGCAGGCGCAACGCCTGCCTTAATCTTTAGCAAATCCCAAACCAGTCTAACCGCGCCATTGGCGCCCATCCCTGAAAATACCCCGCAGCAAACGGACGACCGGCGCGCCGCGCGAACAGCGCGCCAGCCCCCGCGGTGTGTGACCACCACGAGCAAGATCCGCTCCTCTCGCGAGAGGGCGGCAAGCCTACCGATTAACATCAGGCGACGCAAGAGGACACATGCCGACCATGCAACACCGCTGTACCTGCAACAAATTACTCGCTGAAAGCCGTGACCTGCGCGGCACCATCGCGATTAAATGCCCACGTTGCAAGCGGCTCTACACCATCACCTACAAGAATGCCGCCGAGCGTCAGACAACAGGAGACCCTGACGCCCATGAAATATGGCAAAAACGGCTTTAAGTACCGGCCACAATATGCAGTCATCATCCGCTGCACAGACGAAACCGAGCAGCGCGACACCTACGAACGGCTGCGTGCAGAAGGTTACAGCCTCAAGGTGGTCAACGTATGACCACCATCACCATCCACCACCATTGCACCGATTTTGACAGCTACCGCGCGGCACGGGTCAAATCCCTGTTTAACGTTGGAAACGGCGCCGACGTACATATCGAGGCGGCGTTGCCACTGGACGCACGGCCTTGGCAAATTGGCGTTATCGTCGGACCATCTGGCAGCGGTAAAACCAGCATCGGCAAGCGATTAGGCAAACTCTATGCCCCGACATGGCCGCGCGATTGTCCGATTGTCGATGCCATTGCCCCCGATGGTAGTTTTGATGACGTAACCGCCGCGCTGGCCTCAGTAGGGCTTGGTACCGTCCCCAGCTGGCTGCGCCCCTACCACGTCCTTTCCAACGGTGAGCGATTTCGCGCCAATCTTGCCCGCCTGATTTGCGAGGCACCCGCGTTTGCCGTGCTGGACGAGTTTTCCTCCGTAGTTGACCGGCAGATTGCACAAGTAGGTGCGGGCGCATTTGCCAAGAGCTGGCGGCGTATCGCCGGGCGACCACAAGCCGTACTGCTATCCTGCCATTACGACATCCTTGACTGGATACAGCCAGACTGGGTCTTTGACACCGAGAGCGGCGCATTCCAATGGGGGTGGGCTAGGCAACGCCCACGCATCGAGCTGGAAATATACCCTTGCCGTCAGGCCGACTGGCGCCTGTTTGCGTCGCATCACTATCTAGATCTGCCGCCAATGGTAGCCTCCGCCCACTACATGGGACTGGTCAGAGGACAGCCGGTAGCCCATATCGCTTTCTCCACACGCCCCGGCATGGCCGAGGCGCGTGCCTGCCGCTTGGTAGTCATGCCAGAATGGCAAGGCGCGGGCGTAGGAATGCGCTTCCTCAACGGCTGCTGCCAGCTTTGGTTAGACGGCGACAACCGCTACGCGCGCCCGCTGCGCACGCTTTTCCACACCAGTCATCCCGGTCTTGCCGCCGCCCTGCGCCGTGACCCGAAATGGACACAAGTATCGGCGCAGCTCCACGGCGGCAGCAAAGCGCGTTCATCCGCCAGCCTGCGCAAAACAATGGGAGCGGATGCCGGTTCAGGCTTTGGCGGCCATTTGCGCGCCGTGCAGGGATTCCGCTACTTGGGGGGGGACGTATGAGAGTAGTGATTGCCGGGCAAAAATGGCTGGCCGCTGAAATACTCGCCGCCTGCATAGCCCGCAGCTATGACATATTGCTGGCCGTTACCAACCCGGCTGGCAGCTTTGCTAAGGCGGCGGCAGGGCAGGGTGTTGCCGTAAGCGCGCAGATTGCGGACATACCGCCCTGCGACGTCATTGTCGCAGGGCATCTGCACCAGTACCTGCCCGCGACAATCCGCGCGCGGGCAAAAAGCGGCGTCATCGCCTACCATCCATCGCTACTACCACGACACAGAGGACGGGACGCGGTGCGCTGGGCGATACATATGCGGGAGCCAATAACGGGCGGGACGGTTTACCGGATGGACGACGGTGCGGACACGGGCGCGGTGCTGGCACAGGACTGGTGCCACATACGGCCGGAGGATACCGCAGCGACCTTATGGCAACGGGAGCTTGCACCAATGGGAGTGCGGTTGATGATGGACGTATTGGGAGAGATTGAGCGGGGCGGCGACGTCGCCGGTTTCCCACAAGATGAGAGACTGGCGACATTCGAGCCGGGATTTCCGGCAGCCGCCCTTGCTGATATTTGAGACAAAGTTGCTATATTTACAACTTTTGCAACTCGCATTTATGTCGCGTTTTGGCCCCAAATATCGCGCGCGGGATTATCCGGTTGACCGGGATGACGGTGTCGCCGGTCAGTTGTTGCATTTGTTCCGCGGTGAGCGCCACGCCGGGGGTGAGTCCCAGACGCTGGATGATTTCAGCGCCGCTGTTGAGCAGTGCTTTGTAGCGCTCAATCGGGTCGCCTTCGCCCGGCAGTTCGCCGCGGCCAGTTTGCAGCGCATACTGGCGGCGCAGGTTTTCCATCTCGGCATAGATGTCGCCCATGCGTTTGTGCAGGTCGTGCGGGTCAATGCCGCTTGGCGTGTAGGGGGCGAGCGCGGCGATTTTGCGTTCGTCCACCCCGAAGTTCACGCCGTTTTGCGGGGCATCCGCCGGGTTGATGCTGGCCAGGCTGCCTTCGATGTGGTTAAGGCGGTTTTGCAGGTGCTCTGCCAGGTTGGCGCTGACGCGGTCAAAGCGGTTGCCAGTTGCCGGAGGGTTATTGCCGGTGCTGCTGCCGCTGCCCGTGGCGGTCTGGGCGGCGGCAGGTTCGCGCCAGGTAGGGACGTCGGCGACTACGCCACCGATGTAGTCCGGGTCAGTCTGCACCAGGTAGTCGCGGTTGTTGGCTGCGCTGTTGAAGAGTTTGTTGCCCGGCAGTTGTTGGGCGACACCTTCAATGGTGACGTAGCCGCCGCTTTCGATGCGTTGCAGGCCGCCGTCGCTCGTGCCAACGTCGCTGCTGGCGGCGCTGTTGTGCTCGCGCAGTTCGGGGGTCTGGTTTTCGTTGAGGGTGGCGATGGGCAGGTTGATGTCGGTTTTGGCATCGGATTCGTGCAGTTCGCCGTGTGGGTTATTACCCAGAGGAATGCGGTCAGTACGACCTTCTCGTGCCCGTCTTATGGGATTACGCCAGCTGTTTTTTCTTTGTTGGCTATTGTTGTAATCACCGTCGTAGAAAATCTGTGAAGTGGCATTGACATCTTTGTCGGAGTTATGGATATCGCCACCGTTGCGGTTAATCACGCCGTTTATGGTAACGGTACTTTTGTCGTTATAGATGTTGCTGTGGTTCAGATCAATTCCGCCACCGACGAGGATTTGTCCCGGGGTGCTGCTGGCAACTTCGGTGCGTTCTTCCTTGACGTCGACGGTGATTTCCGAGGCATGATTGATCTCCTTGATTCCGCCTGTTTTGCTGGAATCCTTGGAGTAGAAAATGTTGTTTCTGCCCAAGGTAAACAAATCGCGGTCATACATTTTGCCGTCGCTACCGGGATCCAGGCTGCGCAGGTATTTTTTGCCCTGTCCCCGCTGGTAGGTGACTTGATGGGTGCGGAAGAAGGGGTTTTCGTTTTTCACCTCCATCCCGTTCAGGACCATCCGTCCGGCACTTTGCAACGTAGCGCCGGCGTTGGTCAGGCGCGAGCCGGTAAGGGTCATGGTGCCGTCACTCTTGATAATCGGGCTGTCGCCGTCGGCGCTCTCGCGCAGGTTGTCGATGGTGTTGATGCGGGCGTCCAAATGCTCGCGTGCTGCAATGGCACCGCCGCCGTGGTTTTTCAGGTAGCCGGCGTTAAGGTTGACCCAGTCGCCGTAGAGGCGGCCCAAGTTGTCGATGACGTGCGCCTGAATGTTGGTCGCGCCACTGGTGTTAATCAGGCCGTCTTTATGGTTATTCAGCTGGCCGGTACTCAGGTTTAGCACTTCACCAGCGAGGACGCGGCCGTGGTTGTTGAGGTTGGGGATGTTGATATCGGCCTGTCCGGCGGCGCCGAGGGTGCCGTGGTTATCCACGTCGTTGGCGACGTTCAGCTCCAGATGCGCACCTGCGGTGACGCTTTGTCCGCCGCCGAGGCTGCCAACATTGACTTTTGCCCACTCGGCACCGGAGACGGTGCCTGCGCCGTAGAGGCTGTCGGCGGTAACTTCGGTCTGACGAGCGAGGATGTTGCCGCTGTTGTGGATGTCGAGGCGGTCATGCAGCGCGGCGATGTCAATTTTTGCCGGGCTGGAGAGGGTGCCACTGTTGCTGAGGTTGTCCACCCGCACTTGGTAGCCTGCTTCGCCGTAGATGAGGCCGCTGTTCGTGATGTCCGGGGTGTTCAGCGCAAGGTTGCGCGCGATGATGCTGCCGCCGTTGGCAAGGCGCTTCAGCAGGTTCAG